GTACCATTTCGAAGCGTCGGAATCCGCCCAAGCCCCCTATCTCGTTTGGTCGGAGGATACCCAGGGCAGCGCCCGGCATGCCAACAACACCATGCTCTGTCAAGCCATACAAGGCACTGTTGACCTGTATACCAGGGACGAATACGACCCGCTGTTTGACAAGGTACAGCGGGCGTTTGCGGTACATCACATCCCGTTCCGGCTGCGCTCCATCCAACGGGAACGGGACACCGGTCTGATCCATTATGAGTGGATTTGGGAGGCGGTGCTGTAATGCCTAAGATCACCTTTAAGGCCGGAGACGAATATGCCCTCAAGCTATCAAAGCTTTCCCAATATGCGGACGGAATCGCCAAAAGGGCCATATTTAAAGGCGGGGAGGTGGTGGGAGACGCAATTCGACAAAGCATTGAGAGCATGCCGGAGGAACCCTTCCGTCGCCTCAAAGAGGGTGAATCCTTCGGGGGAACTCCGAAAAGCCACAAGCTGGCGCTGCTCCGCGGCTTTGGCATGACCCCGATGGAGCGAGATAAAAACGGAGACTGGAACACCAAGGCGGGCTTTGCAGGTTATACCGAATACCCCTCAAAGACCTATCCGAATGGACTGCCTGTTCCCATGCTGGCCCGGGCCATTGAAGGAGGATCATCCGTTCGCAGAAAATACCCGTTTGTGAGAAATGCGGTCAACGCCTCAAAAGCAGCGGCGGTCCGGGCGATGGAGCAATCCATAGACGAGGATATCAAAAACATTATGAAGAAATGAAGGAGGAAAACAAATGCCTATTGTTGGATATTCCAACCCGTACATTGCTGAATACATACAAAACGGCGTGGGTAGCGTCAGCTATCGGAACGGTATGAGGGCCGGACGCGGCGTCAGCCGCACTCTGACTGTGGAAAGCGGCGGCACAAACGACTTTTACAGCGACAACGGCGCATCGGAAACCGCTGGGGGGACTTTTTCCAGCGGGGAGCTCACCCTGACCGTAGCGGAAATTTTGCAGATGGCCCGGAAAACGATGCTGGGGTTGAAAGAAGAAAAAATGACCGTCGGGGACCAGGAAATTCCTGTTCTCAAATACGACGAAACCATGAAGCCGCCTGATCTGGGATACGGAGACATCATCAAGCTGACCGTCCACGGGGAAACCAAATGGCGGGCGGTTGTTCTTACGAAAGTAAAGTTCAACGTGCCGGAAGAGGCGGCAAATACCCAGGCGGCGGAGATTGAGTGGCAGACCGAAGCCATTACCGCCCGGGTTATGCGGGACGATACCTCTGGACATACCTGGTGCATTCAAGCCGTGTTTGACACGGAGTCCCAGGCGGATTCGTTTATCCGGCATGTGCTGAGCATTGCGGATCCGTCCATTGAGACGCTGACGGTAACAAGTTCTGCCGGGAGTACCGCAGGCACCACATCCATCACCGTTGAGCCTCAACTGATGGACGGGCGCACCTACCGGTATAAGGCTGGTACGGATGCGGCGCTGCCTGCACTGTATGAAAATCTGACTGGCTGGACTGCCTGGGACGGCGTATCGGACATTACCGCCTCTGCCGGGGATAAGATCGTCATTGCGGAGGTGGATGCGGCCGGCCTGGCAATGGCCGCCGGCATAGCCAACGTCACCGTCAAGGGGGAATAACCCTTGGACAAGCATTTCACGGAAATTGAAATTGCCGGGAAGAAATACCCGCTGAATTACTCCATCCGTGCTTCCAGAAAAATCACGGAGCTGCCAAAGCTGGGGGACGATGCAATCCTGCAGGACGCCTATGAGCACAATATCCATTACCTTTTTGTCCTGCTGGAGGAAGGAGCCGATTACAAGAAGCGGTTTCTTGGGGAAGACGGCGGTTTTGAACTTTCCGAGGAAGACCTGATGGCCTATTTCTCCCCCACCGATACGGAAGAAATTGTCAAGGCGGTACAGGATGCCATGACAGCAGGAACCCAGCGCGAGGTATCGGCAAAACCCGGAAAAAACGCAGGGGCCGCGGCGGGAAAAGGAAAGGCAAAGGCGGAGACCTAGCCTGGTACCTTTCCTGGCGCGGCATGCTGAACCTCCCTGCATCGGAATTCTGGCCGATGCCGGTGGG